CAGTAAATCCTTTCAACGGTCTCAAAGTTTTCCAATTTGTTTTACCTGATTTAAATGCTTTATCAGAATGGGATACTTGTTTAATATCATCATCCCATAAAGTTTTCCAACTAGCAGTATCTTCATTAGGAATCCTAACATTCTTACCTTTATTCCACCAAGATTTTAGATCCTCATTAAACTGCTTATAAGTTTTCATTAGTTTACCTTCTTTTTTGCCTTATCAAGGTATCCTTGACCTACATTAATAAGTGCATTTAAAGCTGCACTCTTAAGATTTTTGGCATCATCACTATGTGCAAAATTTTTAAGATCTTTAATATCAATCTTTCCTTTCTTCAAATTACCTGTAAGTTTTTGTACTCCACGATTATTCGTGAAAGTATCTTTCAATTTATTAATTTCCTTGGCATCCTCGGAAAATTGTTGATATGTTTTCATTATGCACTCTCATTCACAGCGACTACATCCCAACCATTATTGGTTTTTTTCTTCCAGATAAAATCTTCTTCCTTTGCTTTTGCTTGTGAAGTATAAGTCTTTCTATTGTCATAATTCTCAGTCCAAGAATTACCACCCTTGAAATAAACAGTACCTACAGCAGAAGATCCAAGAAGACTAGTTTTTTTAATATGCCAAGCCATTGTTAAAAGGTTTTTAGGTATTTATGTAGAAACCATTCGTGAAAAACCTTTAACCTTTTCAAATTTAATTACACTTTCAAATTTATCATGAAGATCTGCCTTATGAGATATAACAAATACATTTGCATCCTTAATTACAAATCTAATAATCTTTAAGAATTCATCTGTACCCATACCATCAAGAGAACTGTCAAATACCTCATCCATAATTAATAGATTGGTATTAACAGAATTTTTAACTCTAGCAACTTCCCTCCAAGTAAACAAAAGTGCAAGGTCAATTCTCATCTTCTCACCTTCAGAAAAAGATGCATAAGAAAACTTCTCATGAATAGGTGATTGGATAGTTTCATTAAACTCTTCATCAAGAGTAAAATTAATATAGAAATCCATCATCTGCAGATAACGATTAACCTGCTTATTGATGAGAGGTAGATACTTCTTAATAATTTTTGTCTTTACTCCATCATCCTTTAATAAGGAATAAGCAAACTCGTGATATTTAATATACTCTTTCTTTTCTGCTAATTCTTTAAAAATATTCTGGAGATTTTCCTTAAACTCTGCTAACTTTTCATGCTCAGTATTTCTATTTGCAAGTTGATCGGTAAGTTTTTGTATTTCCGATTCCAGATCTCTGATTTGTCGCTGACATCCAGAAATCTTAGTATTGTTTTTAGAAATGCCATTATTGAGTTTAGTAATCTCCTGTGCTAGTTTGGTAAATTGACGTTCTCGCTCCTCTTCTTTTTGAATTGCATCTTCGAGTTCTTTATACCCAGATTGCAACTCCTTTGCTTTATTTTGAACGTCGTCAATTTTATTTAACCTAAACGATTCTTCTATAGATTGAGTGCAAGTAGGACAAACCGTATTATCTGTGAAAAACTTATGTTCTTTGGTAAGAGTCGCTACTTTATTGGACATTTTACCCTTGAGTGTGTTTAGTTTCTTTAACTTTTTATTCGCACCTGTTACATTCTCTTGTTCTGATATAAGATCAAGAACATTCGATTCTAATATCTGATTATGTTCTAAATGAGTATCTGCTTCAATACCTAACTCTTTAATCTTACCATTTTTATCTTCTATATCTTCTTTACCACGATCTTCTAATTGTTTTATAAAATTCTCTTGCATTTGTAATTTATCTTTCACATTTTCTTTACTTAAATCTAAAGTCTTTATAATATCTCTCTGATTTTTTAATTTATCCCTAATAACAGCATTCATTGCAGAGAATATTCTAATATCTAAAACATCCTCAATAACTTCTCTACGATTAGCACCTGTTAATTGCATAAAAGGTACAAAAGTACTACTACCCAAAATTACAATTTGAGTAAAAGATTTATAATTTAACTTTAAAATAGTTTCTTCTAATATCTTTTGCATTGCACGATCATCTGCTTCTTTATGCATTGCATTACCATCAATCACAATAACAAACAGATTAGGTTTTATTCCTCTTCTAATTAAATAATTTTTTCCATTTATTTCAAACTCAACTTCAACCACACAGTCTTTTTCATTAGTACTATTTGGTAATTGACCCTTATTAATTTTACGAAAAGGTTTATTAAATAAACTAAAAGTTAAGGCATCAAGGACTGTTGATTTACCAGTTCCATTGGTGCCTACTATTAAATTTGTTGCATTCTTTTGAAAATCTACTTCCGTATATTGATTGCCTGTACTTAGGAAGTTTTTCCATCTAACTTTCTGGAAGGTTATCATTCACTTTTGGCGGTATAACGATGTCGTTTGGAGTAATAACAGCATACTTATAATTATAGCGTCTACAGGTCATAATTGCAAGCTGATCATCAACCTCTATAACTCTCATAGGTTTTTCTTCTTGATCATTTAACTGCATTGCATATCTTTCAGCATCATCCTCCTGCTGAAACATAAACAGAACTTTTTCACCATATTTGTTTAAGACAGCATAAGCACCCTCATCTTTATAGTCCTTTAAAGTAAGGAGATACATTAATCAACCTCACACGCCTCTGCATAGATTTTCTGTAAGATACCCTTAATAATTGTCTTATCACCTTCAAATTCAGCTTCATCAATATATCGATTCAAAATACCAATAGTATTTTCACTTTCATCAACTTCAAATTCTTGACTTTCCTGAATATCAAAATTTTCTATTATTTTTAAGTCTTGTATTCCAGTAGAGTATAATTTATCTATAAATTTTTCAAATTGTTTCTGGTTAGTTTTTTTCTTTACAATAACTTTTACAATTTTATTTTTGTATTCTTTACTATTGAATAACTTATAGTTTGTATCCTCATAAAAGATTTTATAAAACAACCTATAAGGATTATTAACTGGAGTATGTTCTAAAGTTTCAGTATCGAATATATGAAATCCTCTTGGATCGTTTACATCATTCCAAAACATCTCATAAGGATTTCCAAGATAGTAAATATTATCAACATTAGATCTTGTATGATAATGTCCAGAATAAACCCTTTTAAATTTCTTAAATGGGGTAATATCCATACCATGATCCATTACATGACCAGCAGTAGCAACAAACCCATTTAACTCAAGATGTCCCATAGCAACAGGTGCTTGTGATGCTTTGATCAATCCAAGACTTCTCTCCTTATTCTCTTCATTAATCCAAGGCACAAGAAGAATATTACATCCACCCACTTCAATAGAAGTTGTTTCTGAATAAGTTGTTATATTCTTGTATTCTTTTAATAAAAGATCTATTGTATTAACTTCATTCGTATCTTTATAGTATGCAGTATGATTGCCAACAACACTATGAAGTTTTATTCCCATCTCTTGGAGTTTATCAAAGTAAGTTTCCTTTGCCCAATCAATAGACCATAAATCTATAGATCTACGATTATCGAATGTATCACCCATATCGATAACGGTAGTAATATTATTCTCCTCTAAGTAAGGAAAAAATATATCATTATAAAATTTTCCAAAGTAATCATGAAAAGATTTAGACCCTTTCCTAGCACCAAAGTGCTGATCAGTTATTATTGCTATCTTCATCTGTTACCAGACTTATATTGAATATTATCTTTAATAGTATTATAATCAGAACTACTGCCAGATAAAGCAGTATCATCTACCATCATAACTTCATCAAATCCAGTCTTCTCAATTATCTTTGTCTTAATTTCTAATTGCTTCTTCTCTTTCTGTATTCTTCTTAGAAAAGCATAATGAATAATCTGTGTAAAATATGCAAATGGATTTCTAGATTTTGCTGGATCAAAGTTGTGAATATACTGAACACAGTTCTCTATACCATCAGAGATCATATCATCTCTAAACATATAGTTCACAAAGTTTGGTTTATATGAAAGGTGTGTAGCAATTTTTAAAAAACACTCTCCAAGATAATTCGTAATACGTGGTTTTGGTAAATCATTTTCTTTTGCATGTGCAACCTTTTCTCTATAAACAATAAGTGCTTCTAACAGTTGTTTATTATTAACATAATGTTCAGATTTTTTCTTAACCATGACATTGTTTAAACCTACTTTAAGTATACGAATATTATAACATTAATATAGGGACTTGACAAGGTGCCAATATATCAGTACAATAACCTTTGTAGAGGTTTGACGGACATATTAAGACTCTTTTCTATCTATATTAATATTATATATTCTCTCCAAATTCTTACGAGCATCATCGACTGTTGTTATAAAACCTAGTTTTTCGTTTAATTTTACTCTACCATCAAACTCAAAATCACATTCTTCTGATTCATTTAAATATTTTTTATAAAAATTAATCATTTGTTCATCAGATATTTCAGTCATTGTAACAATTTTATCATATTTTATTAAAAACATATCATCAGTTGGTAGTTCTAACCAAGGTTTTATTTTAACATACTGCCCATTAGGATTTTGAAGCATCTTCATTATTACGGGATTTTGAAGCATTATAATTGGATCTCCATCATTTTCATCGATGCAGATTATAGAGAACAATTCTTCTCCTGTTATTAATTTTATAACTCCGTAGAATTCTTCTCCCATTATTTTTTAAGTGGTATATTTACTATATCATAATTAAAGTTCTCTTCATTATAGACTTTGATTCGTTCAATTAAATGATTGAGTGTGTAATTTTTTCTAGACTTGTAACTAATATCATCAGCAATGTCATATAGAGTTGCTTTTACTTTTCCGTTTCCTTTTCTAAGAACCCTTCCAATTGATTGAAGGTTTCTAATGCGGGATTTACTGGGGCTTGCAAAGATGACGTTGTGCAACCGCTTAATGTTAATCCCAGTACTGAAAGTACCATAAGAGGCGACAATAATAGCATTATCCTGTTGTTCTGTAATTTCACGAATCTCCTCTCTGTCTTGTGTTGGAACACCACCATGAACAAAGAAAACATTTCTATGTTCTACTGTATTAGTATTTATCATCTCATATAGAGGTTCACCATGTCCTTCTACTCTTGCAAATAGAATAAGAGTATTACCTTTAAGATCTAAAGCAAGGTTTCTTATAAATTTATTTCTTCTTTCATGAGTAATAATATATTGAACTTCTTCTTCAAAGTTTTCAAATTTATTTGGTGGGTGTTTCAATAGAAGCACATTAATATCTAATGTAGCAACATGACCCTTTTTCATCAACTCTGTTGTTTTAATAATCTTATAAGAAGGTCCAAATAATCCTTCTAAGACCCATTTATGTGTTTGAGTTCCATCTAATGTTCCAGTAAATCCATAACGATATTTGGCATTACCCAATTTAGTCATTATAGATATAAGTGACTTCGACTTAAACTGGTGTGCTTCATCACCAATTACAACTGAGAATCTTTCAAAATATTTTCTAGGTAATTTGTAGATTGACTGCCAAGTAGTAATAATAACTTGAGAATCTGTTTCTCTTTCTCTGCCAGCATATATCTTGTGACAATATGAACCAACATCCCATCCATAGTCTGCAAAGTCTTTATACATTTGCTCTACAAGCGAAGTCGTTGGAACAACTATCAGAATATTTTTCTTTTTTTCAACAAAATATCTCACAATCCCATATATCATCAACGACTTTCCTGAAGCAGTTGGAGATATCAATAACTTTCTATTATGTCGTAGAGCGTCGTATACTCCATCGATTTGATAATCTCTAGGTTTATACTTAGAGATTGCTGTCATATAATCCTTTACACCCTCTTTTGATATCATATCATTGATCTCAAAAGGAAGTCCGTAATATTCGTTTTTTGTAAATTGTGAAGTATATTCGTGATCTCTACAGAACTGCATTAATTTATCTAACAGTCCTACATATATTTCTCCAGTCTGAACATTAAATAATCGTATCTTACCATCCCAATGCCTCTTTTGATAGTGTGGCATAAACTTCGCACCAGGCACATCAAAAGTGAATTGATCAGACAATTCATAATATACATGAGGTTCTGCTTTCACATGTAGAAAGACCTCATTCTTTTTTGATATAATCAAATGACTCATAATCCTATACCAATATAGGATTATTTAGATCCTTATTTCTCGCTCATTCCTATAGGACCTTTTCCCTTTTTAATATTTGCCATTCTCTTTTGATTATCCTTTATAGATTGTCTTATAGCACGAGAATGTGCTTTACTTTGTTTAATATCTACAGATAACATATAATTATCACCTGGATTCCACTTATGTGGTTCTACTTTAGATGAACCAGGAGTTTTAGCAACAGTACTTAATTCTGCTTGTGTTTTCCTAAAGACAGGAGTTGGTTTCCAACCCTTCTTTTCATAATCGGTTACTTTATCTGCTTTCCCAGATCTTCTTAACGCT